CGTGGCAACGTCCAGAGGATCATACTCAAAAGAAAGAGTGACAAACGTATCATCTGCCATTGCGTTCATTTCCAGAACAGAAGTACCAAAATCATTGTCTTTCTCAATGACAAAATCAGGTTGAGTATCTCCGTCTGGTTTAAAGAAGTAGATACCATCCGTAATATCCAGAGGGGTTGTATCAGTGATCTGAAGACCCATGATAATCTCTGACTGAGTAGCATCGTTGGTTTTAAACCTAGACGTAAAGAACATTCTCTTGGTAGAATCCCAGAGGAAAGACTCGCCTTTCAACTGGAAGAAGTCCAGGTCATTGTCGCCTGCAGCGTTGGTGATCAGAAGTTGCCCCCCTGCACCTGCAGTGATAACCTCTGTGGCGGAACCTGTGCCAGCCTCAGTGGTGGTGATGGTGTAGATACCAGAGTGAAATTCAAAGAAATCATCGTGGTACATGTAGTATTTAAAGGGGTCCATGTAAGGGTAATTAAAAAGAGGATTACCTTTTATTTGGTTAGAGACGCCGTTGGGAAAATGTGTAGGCATAGTGAACAGTCCTTTCCTAGACCAGTACCCTTAGAGCGGCTTCGCCTTGTAGGGCACCATTCAAGTATGTATGAAAAAGAGTGGAGGAAGTTTTTAGGCTCCCTCCACTGTAGCAGTAACTACGCTCCTTGTGAACCGAAGTAACCTCTCCAGTCCGACCAGCCAAAGCTGTAGCGTTCTCTGGCCTTGAACCGGAGATTACCCGTGTCAAAGTCAGGCTCCATCTTGGTGGCAAGCGGTGCTCTGATGAACATCTTGGTCCCGTTGGGAACATCCGTTCTGATAAAGAACGCATCAGGGTCACTGAATCGCTTGTTCACCATGTAACCAGAGGGGAGCATACCCTGATGGTTAATGGAGTTGATGTTGTTGTCAGCCGTATTTGACTGATAGGGGCTGTTCAGGACACGGTCTGCCGTGAACTGGTTGCTCGGAGCAACGTGCAAAGACTGCGCGCCAGCACCGATTAAGATACCTCTATCATCTTTCAACGTCTGAATAGACACCAAAGCAGTCTCTAGAGCAGCTTCAGAAAGATCAACCGTACCCGTGGTACCAATCAGATTGCTCTGGGAACCATCACCCACGGTGGGGTGACTGGCACTGAACATTGGTTGTCCGTCGCCACCAGTGATGGTAGCGGCAAAACCTTGGTTGAACGTCTGAGCAGCTTTCGTCTGCTTAGTACTTGCCATGGAACGAGCAAGCCCTCTGGCACGTAGCTTGGCAAACGTGTCATAGAGGTTGTCTTCCATAGCTTCCTCAGTTACAGAGAAGGCAAGAGCAATCGTCTCTGCCACGTAACGTGAGGTATAGCTTTCTTGTGCATTGTCATACTGGACAGAAGCGCCTTCACCCTTGACAGGTGCCTCGCCAAAGCCAGTGAAGAGGACTTCTTCTTCAAACGCACGGTCAGAGTTCTCTACTTCATAAAGAACACTGTATTCATCGGCAACTTCTCCGTACTCAATACCGAAGACGGCATTAAGACCCGGCAGAAGCTGCTTGGCAATACTAGCTCTATTAATAGCCATTATCTAAGCTCCTTTCAGGTTAAGCACCAGATGACACAGCGGTCAACTGATGGTGGATAAGTTGAACTTCCGCAATCGGGAAGGCACGGTCTGCAGCCACGTCAATGTCGTTACCTGGGGTATCAACAAAGTCAACGATGCGGAACATTGCAGCTACACCACTGGTACGACTGGCAACGTCTAGACCGAAGCCTGAACGTCCAGTAAAGGTAGAACCCGCACCACGGGTAACTGTAAAGTTGTGCTCCATGATGTCGCCAACAGAAGAACTGGCGTCACACTGGACTTCAAAAGTAGCTTGAGGATCATCACAAACAATTGCATAAGCATTGCTTGCAGACGTTCCCGTGGGCCAATGCTTACGGAATTTTGGCTCACCGTCTTCTTCGTAGTAACAGCCCATAAACACACCGATTGGGTGATCAGAGGCACCGGAGTCATTACCAATGACAGACACAACACCGTTTCTAACGTGGACAAGATCACCCGTGAAGATGTTCCCTGCCGCTGCAGAAGCAATACGGTAGTTACGCGTCTGCGTGGTATTGGCACCAGCAGAATATCTACGAGAAGGAGTGAGACCGTTTAGGGCTTTTGTCGTAGTCATACTACGCTCTCCTTTTTAAAGATGAGTAGAATAAGTAGCAGCAGTTTTTTTAGTTTTGGAACTGCGGCATTCTACCCTTGGTTACAGTTGAAGTGCTACTGTTTGAAATGGGCATTTTAGAGGTTGAAGATGACATTAGTTGCTGATTTACAGCCTCCATAAGGTCGTTTGCTTTTGCCTCATAATAATCATTTCTGGCAACTGACTTTCCACGGGGCATCTTGGCTAGAGCGACATCCCCCCGTACAACGCAGTTGGTGTAACGTCCACTATTTAAAACAGTTGCAGAGTGTAACATCTCAGGAATTTCTTCAGGAGTTACAAATACCCATCCCTGCGTCATCTTGTTACCTACATTTTTATAGTCATCTTCACCTTTGAGGGTGATACGCACCCAGCGGAGAACCATGTCTTCATTGGTAAATCTGTCTACAACTACGTCAGGCACGTCAAGATAATTTGGTTCTTGATACGTGTATTCTTTTGTTTCAGTTTCCCTTGTGCCAGTTGTTCTGCTACTTGCTTTACTCATCTTTAAACGCTCCTTGTTTTTTTGTTACGCGCACTTTTTAACTTACCCAATGGGTACATACTCTCCTGCTGCACGGTCTGCCCGTGCTTTTTCAGCAGCGTACTTCTCAAGAGGTATGTTCCACTTCTGAGCTAACTTAACATCTGCTTGAGTAAGTTTCACTTTTTTAGAAGAGGAGTTGGAAGGAGAACTGCGCGACTGTCCTGCCACCACCTGTTGAGTATTTCTTTGTGCAGGAGCTTCCTGTTGCACTTCTCTGTTAAACTTGTGCGGAAACTCGTGCCTCATTCTAGAATCTACCTCTGAGTAAAAACCCTGAGAGGCGGGATCATAACCTTCTTCTTTAAGCTGTGCGTCAATTGTAAGAGCCGCCACGGTCATAATGTTATCAGAACCAAACCAAGTATTCTCTGGTTTCTTGCTCCACTCCACTGCTTGTGGATCATAATTGCTTGACTGGCTCTGCTGTTTCTGTTGGGTCTGTTGCTGGGCCTGCTGTTGTTGCTGTCTGTATTCTCTTTCTTCTAGAGTTCTTTCGTACTGAGCAAGCTGACTCCTGTTCTGCTCAACATTGTTAAGATCAAGCTGAGACTTACTTAAAATCTCTTGGGCCTCTAGCATTTTTTCTTTATCGCCCGAGTCATAGGCAGATAAGTAAGATTGCTTGGCTAATTCTGTTTGCTTCTGTAACTGCTGCTCTGTGGCATCGTAAGTATTTTTATGAATGTCTACAGAGTTTTTATCTCTGGCATTTACAGTTGCAATAAGTCCTTGACGTTCTGACTCTAACTGAGCAATTCGTTCCTCTCGCTCATTCTTCTGCTTGACCAGTTGCCTTATTCTTTTCTCTGCGCCCTTGGTCTCAATACCATCTAGTTCAGGAAGAGCCTCTTTGGCTTGCTCTTCTTTTGCTTCTACAGGGGCAGCTTCTTTTACTTCTGGTGCAGCGTCTTCAATCTCAAACTCTACTTTTTCTTTTTCAGAAGAATCCGCAAGATCAACTTCGTTCCAGTCTGTTAGCTCTTCTGCTACATTTTCTTTAACTTCTGCTTCTTGTTCTTCGCTCATTTATACTTTCTCCATAGTTGCGAAACTAAGATTACGCAAGTCATAGTACATAGTAACATTATTACCATACTTAGTTGCCTAATACAAGAGTGGTATCTAAATCTTCTGGATCACTGATTTTCATCAGAATCTGATCATCAAAGAGAAGAAGCATTTTTACGCCCTTGTATATAAATTTTGTACCGGAAAGCTTCTGGTAGCAGACGTAGTCACCTTCTTTGCACCAGGCCCCAGCAAGAAACTTAGCTGTATCTTCGTAGGCCAGCGTTCCTACTTTAAGAACTCTGCCAACAGTGGTGAGGTAGGCAATATCATCTCTGGCTTTCTCTGGTAGGAGGATACCTCCTTTTGTCTTTTCTTTAATAGAGGTTGGTCGGACAAGAACATGATAACCGGGAAGGCCTGGAAGAACCTCTGGGTCCGGCACATCATTCTTTGTAATCCACGCATCATTCGTAATAGCCCCGCCTAGTTGAGGATTAATCATTAGCTTCTTCTCTCTCCATTCTATTATTGACAATACGTCCTAGTTCTGATGAAGCCCACTCAATTCCTGATATAGTACCCACCAGTTGCTTATATTGGTTATAGTCTTCTACTTGTCCTGTTGCAAGCAAAACTTTTAATTGTTCTTGTTGTGCTAAAAAAGCCTGCCTGATCTCTTGAAACATATCCATAATATGATAATCATACTACCTTTGATCTGGTCATCCTACGTTTTTTTTTAGACGGTCTCTTTTTAGACTGCTTAGAAGTAGACATGGCTATGGCCACAGCTTGCTCCTGTGGGTAGCCTTCTCCTCTTAATTTTTTAATGTTAGCTGTGATGGCTTTCTTACTTTTACCAGGGGTCAGGGGCATACTAAATAGCTTTCGGTTCATAGGGGTTAGGGTTACTGGCCAGCCTGCCGCCTGTGGCAGCTTGTCTAGCAGGCTCCATGCTTAGAAGAGCAGTGGCAGTATCTTCCATTCTGTTTCTGATACCTGCTCTATTGTTCTTCTTAGCATTTCTATACTCATCATTATCCAGTAGCTCTGTAGCAGCTTCTTTAAACTTCCCTGCGTTTATTAACTTTCTGGTCTTGGGGCTGTGAGAAGGAGTCAGTGTCCCTCTGTAGTAAGAAGAAGCTATATGTTGCTGTACTTCCGCAGGGTAAGAATTAAAATCAGGGTAAGCTTTGCGAAGCTCGGGCATACGTTTTTTTACGTCTTCTCTGAGGTACCTGTCTGCTTGTTCCTCTGTAATCTTAGCCCCTTTCTTTATAAGGTTTCCCTTATCATCTCTGGTTCTTCCGTAGCCCACTGTATAAGGATCACCCTTTACAGGCTTTCTTGCCTTTAGTATAGGCGCTCCTTCGTAGTACCTGATGGTGTGTAGAATAGCCTCGTCAAAAGAATCATCAGCAACTATACCTCCGTCTTCCTCTGCTTCTAGGTGCGGAGACTCAGTAGGTTTTTTTACAGATTTTGTTCTAGAAACTGGTTCTTCAATAGCAGGAGGAGTAGAAGGAGAAAAAAGATTGCCTAGGTAGCTTTTAATATCGTCTACATTAAAATCAAACATACCTTCTTCCTCTTGTATTTGCGGAGTAGCTGCTAGTCCTGTAGGAGCAGGAGTAGGAGCGGGAGTAGGAGTAGGTCTTTGAAACCCGCTACGTAGGATACCACCGGGGTCCTGTTCTTCGTCCACCTGACGAACAAATGCTTGTTCTTTCTCTGTCAGGGGGCGTCTTTCTAAGTTCCTTGGCAGGTTTCCTATCAGTTGTCGCGGGAGAATTGGTGAGTCTACCATGCCTCTACCCTTTCTGCGCCATACTTAGCAGAGCCTTCATGGCAGTGTCCGCTGCCTTGATCTCACTGTTGTCCTCTGCCTTGTCACGCTCTAGTTCTAGCTTGGCAGCGCTCTCCAGGGCCTTGAGGTTGTCTTTACGTTCCTCTGTTTCCATCTTGCCCACGTTCAGGACCAGATCGTTCATGTTCTCTTTCTCTCTGAGGTTCATGTCACGCTGCTTCAGGGCAATTTCTGCAGAATCTTTCAGGGTTTCGGCCTGTGCCTTCTCTCTGTCAAACTCTAACCGCTCTTTCTCCAGGAGGAGCATCTGTTGTTCTGGACTTTGGGCCACGCCCATGGCAGCGTTGGCATTTGCCACCTCTTCTGCGGCCTGTGCCATGACCATCTCCGTGGTTTTGGGGTCATTGGCCACTCCAGAGGCTTCTACCATGCCCAGAACCTGCTCTTGGTACTTCATAATCATGTGATCTCGGACATTTGCGTTGATTATGGGTACAATCTGCTTCATCATGGGGTTTGCCCCGGTGGCAGGGTCCTTTAGAAAGGAAGTTTTGAACTGAATGTGCGCTTCGTGGTTCTGGCCAGGGAAAGCAGCTATGGGTAGGCCCTTGGTAGCCGCCATTATGTCTGCCAGGGGGTCTCTGGGCTCTGGTTTCTGGTCCGGTGGGAGGATTTCGTCCAGGTTTGGGAAGTTGGCAGCTGTCAGGACCTCTCTGTAGAGGGCTGGCATGTTGAAAGTACCGGGAGGGGTCTGACTGGCAAGCTGAATTGCCAGTTGTCCCAGTGCCATACGGTGTGCAGAGGACGGGATGTTGGGGTCAGAAACAGGAATAATATCAATTCGCCCGTCAAAGTCCTGCTTGAACACCTCTTGGTCTCCTCCCACTACCTCGTAGGGGTAGGAAGAAGGTAGGTAGTCATAGTTTATCTGAGATAGTACTGCAAACTCATCCTTCTGTGCCTTGTGGAGCCGCTTGTGAATGGCAGAGAAGAACTTTGAAGAGGCTTCCAGGAGGGCCATGGTGGTTCCCACGGGTCCAGAGTTCTTAGAATCTGCAATGACCTGCTCAGTGGAGTCTGCAAACTTCTGCCCTGCTCCTATGACAAACTGCATCATGCTCATCAGAGTCTGAGAAGGTTCTTTATAGGGGAGAGTTACAATGGCCTTGTTCAGGTCAATACCTGTGCTCTCCACCTCCTTGAACTCACCGGGAGAAATTGGTTCATTGTCTCCCACCAGTCTGACACCTCTGGCCTTGAAGCCACCGGGAAGATTGGCAAACTGTCCTGCGTCTATCAGAGAGCGCATGGCAGTGGTGGCTGTCATGGTCAGGTTACCCAGGAAGTGAATAAGACCTAGACCATAGAAACCAAACCCTGGTACGTACTTGTAGTGAATAAAGTGCAGCTTCTTTTCTTTCTTGGGGTCACCCTCTTTGTAGTTTCTTCTGATACAGAGAACCTTCTTACTGGTCTCCTCTATGGTGACAATGTAAGGGTGCGCTATACCGTCTGGATCGTCATAGGGTTCTGGAAGGTCCAGGTAGCAGTGCTGTTCCAGGAGGACGTACTGAGGGTCTTCCAGGTCCATGCCGCTGGATGCAATGCCCATGATCTCGTCCATCTTCTGGGTCATCTCTGGGAGATCAGGAGCAGAAGGTTTAGACAGTTCAATGTCACGGTACATGCCAGAGACAACGTCCTTCTTAAAATCATTCAGAGAACGAAAGATAAGGTGCGTGTACCTGCTGGCTGTTCTGAGGTCCTTGGCATTATAAGAAACATAGAAGTGGTCCACGGGAACAAGTTCTGACACGGGCCTTTCCAGCAGAGCATCGTAGTAAATTTTCTTAAAGGAAGACCCCATCACCGGGAGGTGAAAAAGGAGACGCTCCTGCTCTTCAAAGTATTCTGGCATCTGCTCTGTCAACTGGTAGTTCATAAAGTTCTTGACACGTTGAGCTTGTTTCTCGCGCTCAATGGTGGAAGACCCTATGATCTGAGAT